AAAGGAAGGGGCTTTTCACCCCTTCCTTTGTCTTTTGTGCTGCTACTTCTTTGCTCTTGGCTTCTTTGCATCCCCCAACACTTCAACCATGTTAGGGCTGATTGCCTGTATTCTGGAAAGCTGGTCGGCTGTTACATCAACCTCTTTACCAGCTTTCAGAAGTTCCCCGGTATCGCCTAATATGAATGGAATTAATACTCTAACTCTTTTCATGGGCTACACCTTATGCAGTTGCAGTCAAAGGAACCTTAACAACCTGAATACGTGCTTCGTCGATAGTCTTTGCGCCGAAAGTATCAAGACCACGGATAATATCTTTGAAGCGCTTTTCTGCTCTCAAAGCTTCTACCTCGTTAATCTGTCCGGCAAATGCAATAGCCTTCTTACCACGAATATCGCAATAAGCGTGAGTACTATCCTTTGCCATGTTGTTAGACATAACTACGTCGAAATCGTCGTACTTACCAACTACGCCCTTGCGGATAAGTTCGGGGTTATTGGTAGACAAGGTAATTAAGTAGTTCTTGAATACGTTGTAAACTGCCGGGGTAATTTCGATTACGCCTTCCTCGTCAAAGTTACGCTCTCTTAAAGCTACGATTGCCTTGTCGATAGCGTCCTTAACTGCTTCCTGAGTTAAGTTGGTTGCGGTAGTTGCGTTGGTAGCAACCTTAATAAGACCTGCTACATAAGAATCACGCTTTACAGCAAGACCGTGTACTGCCTTCTCCTGATACTTCTCAGCAAGACCGGGAACGGACTGTGCCTGATTTACGTCGTCAACGTAAAAAGCAAAGTAGTTAGCCTGATCGATTGTTAATACCTGTCCCTTGTCGCTCATTTCTTCGATGGTAATATCCTTAGAACCATCGTAAGCGCCAATAGTAGGCTCGCCAACGCCAAGAATCTTTACAGACTGTGCCTGCTTTACATCGCCTTCGTAATCTCTCAAACAGTTGTCTACCAACTTACACTTGAGTTCCAAGTCGTCCTGAATCTTCTTACTCCAAATTGTCTGGATAAAATTTGTTACTGCCATAATAATCTTTCCTCTCTTTCATAGTTTGGAAGCATTACCACTTGTGCATTGACTTTTCCACTGCCTTAAACAGTGCCGGGTTTTCGTCAAAGTCCTTCTTAGTAAATTGCAGGGCTTCATCCCTTGTGTAGAAGTCCTTAACCCCGGTGTCCGGCGCATTAGTGTTAGTCATGCTTCCTGCTGTTCTAACTTCTTTTCTTGGTTGCATTTTGTTGTAGATTTGATAAATCTCTGTAATAGGTGTATGGGAACCGAACTTACTAGCAAAGTCCTTAAACTCCTTAGAGTTGTATACATCCTCTGTTACGCCCATTTTAGACAATTCCTTGCTTTGCTCTGCGTTCTTGCGATACTCCGCCAGTTCTTTAAAGACTGCCTTTTCACGCTCGGTCATATTGTTTAAGCCCATGTCCGCTAAACGGTCCACTTCTTCGATTACGTCCTCAAGTCCGGCTTCAATAATGCCCCTTGCATCCGATTTGGCTAATGCTTCAATATCCCTTGCAGAATAGGAAGGCTCTTTGGGAATATGGACTCCCTTACCTTCATAAAACTGTCTAAAGGTTTCGGTTACTTCCGCTACATCTTCTTTACCCGTTCCAGCCTTCAGTACGCTTTCCAACTCTCCGTACTTCTTCTCGTACTCCTTACGAATCTTTGCTTCTTTACGGGCAATCTTCTTTCCTAACACTTCATCAAGCTTTGCATTAAACTCAGCTTCGGTGTAGGTCTTTTCAGGCTGTGCAATCTGCTCTACCTGTGTTTGTTCTGTGGTTCCTTCCACTTTTTCAGCAACATTATCTGTTGCAAAGGTTTCGTTTCCGTTCATAGTGAACTCCTTTCCTATTTTTCCGTGTTTGCTTCACTTCTCCATGTGCTTTTAATGTCATCAATGCTCGGACAAAATAAAAAAGCCCTTGCTAAAAGGCTTTTTAAACGGTTTTATATTGCAAGGGTAGTTTTATACCACCCCTGCCATTTCTTCTCCTTCTATGGGCATTTCTGCACTCTGTAACTGCATCTGTGCATCTGCCATCTGCTGTGCCTGTGCGTCTGCATCTTCCATAAGGAACATATTTGCTCTCTGTTGCATTGCCTGTGCCTGTGCCTGAATCTCTGCAATTCTAGCCTGTTCTTCTCTAATGAGTTCTACAGCTTCCTTAATCTTTTCTTTAGGTGCTACGCTGTCATCGTCCAAGAGTTCCGCATATATTGCTAATTCGCCTACTCTTTCCGCCGATAACAAACCATTCATAAGCATATTTTCAATGGTTTTCTCCTGTGCGAATCGGTCATATACGCCCTTTGGTGTAATATCCACCTTAACAACCGCCTGCAACTGCTGTAATGTGACTTGCGGTACATTTACAACCTGCACAATTTCTTCGCCAGTTGTCGGATCAGTGCTTTCTTCTTCAAGGTTAATGCCATCTACTGAATGTACGATGAGATATTCAAGCCATATCTTCGCAATATCCTCTATGAAGTTCTTGTAGCTTTCTCTCTGTTCCGTCATAGGCGACTGTGAAGCCTGCTGTACTGCCAAAATAGCACGTCCACTTGCTTCTTCCGGGTTAATCTGTCCTGTAGCAATATCTCCGGCACCTGCCAAATCTCTTGTAACCTGAATTAAATCGTCCTGTAACTGCTTAACGTCAGGCGACATCTGTGCTGGTGTAAGAGTTCCCACTACCTTATTTACATCGTCTACGGGCTGTCCGTTGGTTTTAATGACGCCGCCCACTGTGCTAACTGCTGTAGGGTTTGAAATCTTGCTAACATCAACTACTTTCTGAGGGTACGCCTGCTGTTTAACCGTGATTACTCGTCTTAACTCGGTCCTATTAACTTCTATCTGGTTAGGAATTAAGAATCTTACTTCGCCTTCTCCACGGGCGCTTCCTTCTTTCTCTTCCCAGTTAAAATGCGCTATGGGATAGAGTGTCAACCCGGTATCTACATCCTCTACAATATCAATCCAGCGTGTAGCACATGAGAAATGTACTGTACCTTCTTTCTTGTAGAACTTGTAAACCACTGTTACCATGTTATCAAGTTCAAGCTTTGCCGCTTCTCCGCTTTCCTCGAATGTGTCATTGTCGCCAATAATGAAGTATGTATTTTCTTCGCTTAGTCCTTCTGCCTTTGCAAATTCTCTAGCATTGCTTACGGGCATACGCTTACGAATGAGAATGTACGGCTGTTTCTGAATGTCGTCGCTGTTCTCATTGCCGTAGTACACGTCATTCTTCTTTACAATCTCATTTACCGGGAGCATCTTTTCTGTGTCAAAGTCGACATATAAAATACCCTCGTCATTGATTGCGGCATCCTTTGTAAGCTTCCTGCCTTTGAAGTCCATCTTATCTTTTTCCCACACTCTTGAAGCGTATCGGTTAAGCATATCGCAATACCTTTCCGCTTCCTTGTGGAACTCTCTGTTTTCATAGTTCTGTGAACTAAAGACAATGGCATACAAATTGTCGTGAATTACACCCACTTTGTATTTAACTATGGGCTTAATGAAGTTCTTTTGCACTGGTTCTACATCGCCTAACTTAGCACCACCCCACTGATCGCCACCATACATTCGATAATTACGGTCTGTATCAGTGTAGATTCCAGTCATTCTGTGATAGTTTCTTCCCTTTTCATACAATCCCCAAATGCTCGTTTGCTGTATTTCTTTAATATCCACTTACTCACCCCCTTGGCACATCTTCCTGTCCTGCCCCTGTGCCGTCATATTTCTCTATATTCGATAGAATTACATCAAGCCTATTCTTCTCCGCTTCTGCTTCTTTCGCTTCTCTATGGGCTTTATACGCTGTTATAGGACTAGGTATCTTTGGCGCTTCTATTTCTTTGCCCTTTGATACGGTCTGTCCTACTTTTGCGCCAATAAAAAAACACACTGCATTGAGTGTGCCTACTACTGCAATTATTAAAATGGTTTCCATACATGCTCCTTATACAATCGTTATTTGCTCGCCGTAGTCATACGCCCTTTCGCTTGCTCTTTCCACGTTGAAATGATACTGAGGATTGACTACTATAGGCTCATTCACAAATACTACCTGTTCTCTAATATGGTGTGCTATTGCAAGCCCCATCATATTATCATCGTGTCCGCCTTCTGGTGCTTCAATACGTCCCTTCTCATTCCTGATAATGGTTAGCAACTCTTCCAGCGTATCTTTGTCATTGATGGTGTCTACGTGTTCCCGGACAATCTCTATCAATCGTGATATGATTGTAGGTCTTGTCAGTGATGTAGTCTTAAAGCCGAACCGCTTTTCTGTCTTGCCCGTGTAGCTGTCCTGTACTTCCCGGACATACTGAGAAGGATAACCAAGTCTTTGCAACTCCATAATAGGGAAGCTGTCGAAATTGGCTTCTATACCGATTAACGCCCATTTGTAATATAAGCCTAAACAATACATCTGCTTTGTGTATTGATCTGCGTCAAATTGGTGTCGTAAGGTTGCTACCTGTATACCCGTTCTTGCATCCAATACATGCCCGGTAAAGTAGTCGCTACCTTCTCCGGCTGTATCTCCGCCTATACAGTATTTAGTGACTGCTGGTGTATTTGGTAGCTGGTATATCTTTATATAACCGTTTCTGTCATTTACCCACTTAACATTTGATATTGCCAGTCCGTTATAGTCGTATGTGAAGTAGCCAACCTTCAAAGGCTTCTCTATAACCTCTAAACGTGCCAGCAATGCTTCTGTATCAAATACATTGTCGCCTGATAACAAGAAAGCTTCGTGAGGGCTACAAGGATATTCCTGCCTTATTAACCGCTTATCAATATACCCTTCAAACTTCTTGTAATACCAGTATAGCTGTTCTATATCCAGCTTCTTTTCATCCCTTAACCATCTAAGGCGCTCGTATATCCAGTCGTTTTTCTTCTCCATACTGTCTATAAAAGCGTTCTTAATATCCTCACTAGGAATAGCAATTCTATATTCCTTGGTTTTCCACCACTCATAGAAGCAGTTAATATGTACGCCGCTATCCCACATGGTTTTATAATCGTTGTACCCGTTTGCTGTACTCTCATAGATTTTAATACAGTTCTTTGTGAAGGCTTCTCCTAATGCACCTTGCACCGGGCTTATACCATCTTTCCAGAAAGCACATTCCGATCCGTGGAAAAAGTTTACCGTTCTCGAACGTCCTACATCCTTTGTAGCCGTATCAACCGCCCAGCTACTATTAATCTTTTCAAATAGCAACTGGCGCCTGTTGTTAAACTTCTCTGTAGGTTTTAACGCATCCGGGAGTTGCGAATATGGATACTTGGCTTTATTTTGGAAGATTGCTTCCACGTTGTCGCTTCTGTCTGCAAGCGTAAAGCCCTGAAAGTTCTTTCTTGTAATGCTATAGGCAAGCTGTAACGCCGTTATAAGCGTTGTAAAGCCCTGCTGACGCCCTTTTAATACCAGCATAGATATATTTGTTATCTCGCCTGTATTAAAGTCCTCTATCGCCTTATTAAGCGTACCTATAAATTCGTATTGTACGTCATTCAAAAAGAATGGCATTGTCTGTTGGTTCTTATCTACTACGATGAATAGTAATTCTATAAGCTTTTCCGGGAATGTCTTTACTTCTGATAGCAAATTATTGTCGCTTGTCAGTTCATTTGCTATGGCTATTCTTAATTTCTTGTCATATTCGATACTGTGGGACGATTCCCACTTCTCTTTACGCTTCTGTATTAGGTAATCGGCTGTATACGTCATAACAAGTCCTCAAGTTTAACTGATACATTCCCTTCTACTTTGGTTACATATTCGCCCTGCATCTTATTCATTAAGTCAATAGCGCTTAACTTGTTCTTCATGCTGGTAGGCGCTGTATATTCTCTTAATTCTCCGTCTACTACTTCACAAATTTTTTCGCCCTGCAAGCCCCTAATCACTTCTGTAAGGTATTCTAATCGCTCCTGCGCTGTCATTATAGTATGTTTATCCAGACTATCTTGTAATTCCTTATACCTCATTGAAATCTCATGGCTTTTAAATAATTTAGATGCTTCATTGTCTATAACCTTATCCGACATATTCTCAGCATCATAGCTATTCTTATATGCTTCACGCTGGCTCATTCCCTGTATTAAGTTTCGTACAAACTTCTCCTGCTTTGCTGTAAGCATCTATAATCACTTCCTTTACACAACAAAAAAGAACCCGGCTAAATAGTCAGGCTCTTTTTCTTACGAGGGCTTTTTACATCAACAAAAAGTTTATCAATGGATGGACAATTGAATATGTCAACTTCCACTTTATATTATAACACCGTTTTTCAGAAATTCATTAGTTATATATTGATATTTTACGCTTTTTATTGCGTTTTTGCATCATTCTTCACACTTCTAAACTTCTTCTTAATTGTATCAACCCTGCATTTTTTAAGGTTTAGCAGTTCGCATCCAAACTTATTATGGAAGCCGCTATATATTTTATCCATATCCGGCTTTACAACATAAAAATAATACCACGACATGATCTGTTCTTCTGTTTCGTGATTATATACTTCCATTCCTTTGTTTCTAAACGCTAATATATATTGCTTCTCTCTCCATAATCTTTCATTACTTTCCTGTATGTCCTCAAGTATAGCAAAGACAAATTCGCATTGATTATTGAAGTCCTCTTGCAGTTCTTTATTTACATGTTCATTTTTCTGTAGCTTTTGTCTGTGTGATAGCGCCCTTGAATGAAAATTCTTTGTTTCTCCTATATATGCTTTGTGCTTTGTAGCATTATACAACATATATATACCTGCATTTGTACTATTAGGAACTTCAAAAGAGTTTTTTCCCATCCCCTCACTTCCTTTCTATTATAGCTTGCTTGAGTAAATCGTTTCGCCGGATGCCTTATCTCTATATATAACCTCTACTTCACATCCTAGCGCTGTTGCCGCTTCCCTTAGGTCATAGTCTTTTATGCTATTCCTTTTAAATTTAATATTGTAGTTCTGTGGACTTTCCCCTAATCTGCGTGCTAACTCAGATAAACTAATATTTCTTTTTAATGCTAATACTTTTAAATCTTCTACAAACATAATTACACCTCCGTACCATCATATTACTACTTTTTACACATTTTGTAAAGCGTTTGTTTTACGTTTGAAAATACAAATTTGAAAATTTCAATCATTTATTTTAAATTTATGCTTGACATTATCAAACAATCGTTTTATACTAAGGTCAAGACAAGCGAACAACGCACAAAACGAAGGGAGAAAAACAACATGACAAACGCACAGATCATTTTTCAAAATCAATTAAATCTTATGGAAGAAGGCATCATTAAAGGAACCGGGCGCATGATGGAAGCCGTAATCATTGATAAGGACGGTAACGAATCAAAGCAGATGGTTGAGGAGCCGGAAGCAATCCATACATACGCAATATGGAAGCAGTTAGGTTTCCAAGTAAAGAAAGGCGAGAAAGCAAAAGCCAGCTTCACAATTTGGAAATACGTTGAAGGTAAGAAGCAGGATGAAGAAAGCGACCAGAAACCAGAAAGTAAGATGTTCATGAAGAAAGCACACTTCTTCACAATGGACCAAGTAGAAAAGATATCTTAATTACATACCGAGCCGGGCGGTATATCCCGGCAGAAAGGAAAAGATATGAAAAAGATTAAAGACCTCACATTTGAAGAAAGAAAAGAAATTACAGCATTATTTGCTAATTGGTTAAACTCCTATTCGCACGATGCAATAGTTAGAGCAATGGAACGCAGAGAAGAAATTATAAACAATGAATTTGCTATGAACCTGCTGAAAGAGTTAAAACAGCGTGAGGAAGAAGAACAGAAAGATTTTACAGATTCAATCGAGCGCCTAATAACAGCATTTGATAGTTTTAAAGAGTATAACCCACATAATCATCCACTAACCCATGCAGGAAGTTATAGAGATATTTTATACGATATGTTTATTAGACAATAATATACTGCTGACCTATCGGCACCGGGGAGATTGGAGAGAATATGAAAGAACAATTTATAAAGCCAAAAAAATGAAAATGATTCATTGTTACCATGTCCCTTCTGTGGAAGTAATGAAGTTGTGTATATTCAATATGAGCATAGTGTTGGATTGCGCTGGAAGGTTATGTGTTGCGGCTGTGTCGCTCAAATAGACCCCGGATATGCGCAGGAACGATTTACAGTAAGAAGCATGTGGAATAAAAGAAAATAGTATTTATGCGCTGACCTATCGGCACGACGGGGAATACAAACAAAGGGGCAATTCAAATGACAATCGAAAAACTTACTAGCATATTAGTAAAGCACGGCATCAAATTCGAGGTAATAGGCAACAAAGTAATGGCAGAGGATGAATACACAATCAATGGAGTTCTTCACACTGACACGCTAGACATGACAGATATAAGCCCAGAACAATTATACGACTGGTTAGGATATTAAGGGGGAAACGATATGAAGATAACTACAGAAGTATTAGAGGTTTTAGAGAATAGCTTTTTAACAGATTTACAGGACGCATTGGAAGTTGAAACCGATGCGGACCTGCTGGAAGCTATCAAAGAAGAAATAGAGAAACGCAAAAGAGTAGCCGGGAATTAAACCCCGGCTTTTTCTCTTTCATCAAGTATTCTTTGAATATTCCTTTTGCCGCTTCTATGATGCCTTGAAGCCCACTCATACGCCCTATTTGCTTCTTTAGCAATAGCATATAGTGTTTTGTCGTCTACATAGCGCTTATGTAAAACTATAGCTTCCTTAGGCGGCAAAGTACCTATAGTATCTATTATTTCCTGCCGCTTTTCCTCATACTCTTTTATAGCCGCTTCTATGTCGCTATATGAAACTACTGCATCAGCCATCTTCTCTTTGCTTGGGCTTGTCTGTACTTTATTAGTGGATAGGTTGCTGGTCCGCTTCTCTGCCGCTTCCTTGTGCTTCTTTACTCTATCCCGGCAACTTTCTATACACGCATCATAATACGATATTTTCTCCAAATAATTTTCTGCCGTCATGCCGCATCCCCCTTTTGATATTCTTCTAGTTTACTCATGATCCGATTGTATTCGTCCTCTTTTCCCTTCTTGTAGCTATCGCCGGATGCAATGCCCATAACAGCACAACCAACCAATACACCAAAACCTTTTCCACATCATAGGCTGTTGGCTGTGCATCAACCCAAGGTATTGCATGTCCATAATATAGATATTCTTGTAAATACACTTTGAATTTGTCCGCATCTATCAATCTACCCATTTTATTCACTTCCCTTCCCATCCGTACAAATCATTCAATTCAGGCTTATTCACTGACTGCTCTAATGCCCACATCAAATTCCAACAAGATGCTCGCAAATGGTTTTCATCCATATCCCCACGCATATATTTCACTAAATGTCGCATAGCCGAATCACAAAGGCTGTGCTGTGGTATACCCTTGTCAATGTTGTGTTCTCCGTATTTCAATGCACCTTCTTCACAATGCTTTGACAATTCAATAATTGCTGTTAATGGTAACAAGTCCATTCTGCCCTTTCCTTCGTGCATATCCCTTACTGCACCTGTGCTAAATTCTGTTCTATCTCCGCTATCTTTAATCATTCCTGCACCCCTTTCAACTGCTCTGCTATTTCATCAATCATTCTGTTGCCAATAATCAAAGTTTTATTTTTTTCTTTTAACACTTCTGCAAATTCATCAATAGCCTTGTTGTAGCCGT